TAGCGAGAGCCCCGGCGTTGGGCAGGGAACCCATTGCACAAGCTGCCCTCTGAAATGAAAGCTCAGTCGTCCAACCTGCTCGACCCCCCACACGAAGGCGTCTTGCCAGATGGTGCCGTTGCAGACGAGCTGTGAGGAAGCGGCGTCGAGCGTGAGCTGACCTTGAGAGCCGGTTGCAATCAGAGAGCCAATGTCAAGCTCCCAGGTCGAGTTAGGGACGGCGTTCTCGACTTGAATCTCGAGCCACGTGGGGCCGAGCACATCTCCCGCGTAGCCAGCCCCGACCGTGTACGTAGGGGTCGGTTTTGAAAGGCGAGAGACTTGAGCCGACGTAGACTGTGTGAGCTGCTGGCCGTTCCAGAAGCACAAACAGTTGCTAAAAAGGACGGGGTTGGGGGAGCTATTCCCTAGGCCGAGAAGTCCGGTTAGAAGACTCACAGCTCACGTCACTGCCAGTCGACGTAGGCGCCACGGAACTTGAGGGAGACCTTGCCGACCTGCTCGACGCCCCACGTGAAGCTCGACTCGAAAATCACTCCGTTGAGGGACTTCGAGTCGGAGGCGGCTTCAATGGTGAGCTGCCCAAACTTCAGTTGGAGGTTAGCGAGGTTCGTCCCCCCTGGCGCGTTCTCATTGTCGAAACCGGATGCGAGCACCGCCTCCTCAATAACCACCTCAGTCATCGGTGCACCGGGAGACTCCCCCTGATAACCTTGCACCGTTTTCACGGGAAGGCTTCCCAAGGTGTCTGTCACCGTGACGGTCGCTTCCTGGGTAAGCTGTTGGGAATTCCAGAAAACCAAGGCGTTCGTGTAGATCTTGGACATGGGAATCCTTCGGGCACAAGTGCCCTATCGACCGAACACGTGTTCGGTCGTTTGGGCTGAAAGGGATTAGCCGACCTGCTCGACGAGGGTTGCGACTTGGTGCAGGCAGTCAGCGACCTGCAAAGGGACCATCGCCGTCAAGCGCGTAGGAGTGGTGTTCGAGATCTGGACCTGCAAATCAGCCAGAATCTGAGAGAAGTTCTTCAAGAGCCAGTTCGCGTTGAACAAGTTCAGGAGGTTGACGATGATCGCCTGGTACATGTTTGGAGTGCAAACGTTCGGCCCCGGAGGCTGGCCACCAGGTACCGGGTTGTTCCCAATGACTTTTTGGGACATCTGAGCCACCTCTTGGGCCTTGAGATATGCCCAGAACAAGTCCGGCACCGTGACCTTGTTCCCATCTCGGCAACGAGAGTCGAGCGTCGTACCGGAGCTGAAGCAGTGGTTCGTCGCTCGAATAACGAGCTGCGTCTGACCAGACGGAAGGACCTGGATCGGAGAGACTCCAAGAAGGATAGCCCCTGCAATCTGAGCCGTAGTCGCAACGGCGCCCGACATCGGGGCCTTGATATCCCATCCGGGGCTCGTGTTGTTGTAGCCGTCGAAGTTCTGGATGGGCGGGAAGCCCTGCTCTCCAAGTGCGTAGATGGCTGCCATCTTTGCGGCCAATTGGCAGGGGGGGCGATCCGATTGGAGAAGCCACGCACACTCCGCGCGGAAGGCGTTCTGACCGGAGGTTGCCGTTTGAACGTTGGAAACGGTATCCTGCGATCCATACATGACGCGTTGAAAGATGCCCGTTGTGGGCAAGGCCTGGTTCTGCACCTGCGTGATGAGGGCGCTCAGGTTGCCGCTAGTGCTCGTGATGTCCTCGGAACCCGCCGCGGACACGATGTAGTAGAACGTCAAGCCAGCGATGGCCGCAAGCGCGTTCGTGAAGGAGTCAGCAACGGTACCTCCCGCCATCAAAGCGGAGGCAGTAGGAACGAGCGACACTCCGGAAGTACTCGGGGTGAGCAGTGCAAACCAACGGATCAAGTTGGCTCGCAAGCCTTTCTGTTTGCTGGTCAAGGTCACGGTCTGTGCGGCCGGAGTCGTCATCGCGACGTAGATGCAAGTCGCGGTTCCGTCCGTTCCCGAGGACGTGGGAGCCGAACTCCCCGTGACCCCTCCCGCGGTGTAGAGGATAACCCCAGCCGCTCCGAGTCGAGCTTGACCGGCCACAACGGTGGCTCCCGTCGACCAAGCGGCAGCAGTCGTAGACGAAGCTGTCACGGGCCATCGGATGTTGGAATTGATGTTGTTGACGACGTTCGTTGCTTGCGTAGCGGAGGTATCGTTAACGGCCACACCGGTGTCGACGAACTGGTCAGCAACCCAAACCCTGAGATTGGCCGAAGCCGTCGCGGCACCACAGAAGGAGATATAGCCGAACGAAGCGGTAGCCGATCCACCTTCGGCAACGGGAATCGCGAACAGGGGAGAGGTTTCGTTGAAGTTTGCAACCTCAAGCCACATCCGGTGAAGCTCGGAACCAGCGCCGAAGAGATTGATGATATCCGTTTCGGTGTTGAAGGAAACAGGAGTACCATTCCCATACACGATAGCCGGAGAAGCCGATCCAGACGCAAGCATCCCGCCCATGAGCAAGATGGCGTTGTTGGCCCCTCCTCCGTTTGCCGGACCTTGTGCAAAAGCCAGTTGAGCGTACTGCCCAGGGATCGGCCAGTTTGAGCTCAAACCAAGAAGCGCAATCTCGGCGCCCATTACGCAGACTCCTTCTCTTCCTGAACGTGAACATCAGGAGGTGAAAACGTCAGGCCCATATACCTGGCCGTGGCTTCGTCCCCGGGCTCGAGGTCCCCCACCTTGAGGGCGTACCGGTATTCGTGAGTGTTGGGGACGGTCTCAGGCTGTCCCGTAGGACGCCAACCTCCCGCGCCTTCGTTGAGCGTAGGATCCTTTCGACGGCCGATCATGCGGAGGATTCCCTTCCCCCCGTCCGCAGGCAGCAAGGCTTCGTAGTTGATATGCAGCGTTTTCCCCGCGGGAAGAACACAGAGGGTTTTCGGTGTGTGACTCATAGGTTTTGATCCACTTCGACAACGGTGTCGGAGCCTGTAGAATCGGTGACGAGGATAGTTGGGTCCGCTCCCGCGAGAGGGTTCGACGTGGCGGGAGGAGCAGGGCACGGAACCTCAATTTCATGCACCTCAATGTCGAGGCCCAACGTCGGAAAAAACAGGTCCGTCCCTACCTTTTGAAGAGGCCCGTAGCTCGGTTTCTTTGCGACGATGTACTCGAGCCCTGCAAGCTCGATTAACATTGCCGCGCCGAGGTAGGAGGGGTCGTATCCGAGTCTCAAGCGGTTCGTAATCACCCTTGCGGCAGCCGTGAGAAACGATGACAACGCCAAGAACTGAGGGGCCCGCAGCGGAGGAAGAACCCACAGAAGCTTCCAGGATTCCTCGTAGCTCCACCAAAACGCGGTCCGCTGGAGATAGGTTTCATCTTCACGCCACACCGCGAGGAGCGGGGGGACCAATTGGTTTTCTGTTAGGAAGGGCAGCGGATTGAAAGGTACCGTCGTGGAGCTTGCTTTCCCAACGAATTGGGAGTAACCCGCGTTCGACATCTCCTCGTCAAACCTCGGGCCCAAGTGGGTCTGGATAACCGCCTGTAGGAACTGCGTGACCTGATAAAGAGCAGGGTCCGCGTCTTGGAGGAGCGTGTTCCCGATCGAGGTGGGCAGCGGGGAGACGAAAGAGCCAACCTTAAAATATTGTTGCTCCGTTTGCGGTCCCGTCTGCGAGCCGGTCGGAAGTACTGGAGCAGGGCCGGGATAAGTGTAGGTCGTCATGCTGCGAGCGCTACCTGTGTGAGCCACTCACGAATCTCTGCTTGAAGATCCGTCACTTGGGACCGCATCTCAGACTCTACGTGCGCGGAGGCTTCGTCCTTCTTCGCCATTGCACCGAGCTTCGGACGGATGATCCACTTCCCGTTGACCTGGAAAGCCCAAATCTGGCCAGTGCGTCCTACTCGCTTGTTTCCGCCCGTGCGTAGAGAGCGAATCCCATAGCCCTTGCGGGATTCGCCTCCGAGGTACTCATGCCGACCAGACTCAAGAAACTTGGTTTGCCAGGGGAGCCGGTAGAGAACGCGTCGAAACGCTACCGGCGAAGTCCACTCCCAGTGACCCTTTCCCGCGGCATGCCCAGCCTTCGCTCCTTCAGAAGCAATGTGATCCAGGCGCTTGTTGAGCCAAGACGCAAAGGTAGAGTCCGCCTTTGCGAGGGACTGCACCCGGCGACTGAAGTCTCCGGTAGCAGTGAGGCCGATCATAGAGCTTGACCCGTCTTACGAAGGAGCAGATACCAGGACAGCGGTCGATGAACGTCGGCTTCGACGAGCTTGAATGCGTCGCCGTTCACGGAGTCGGCCATCCCCGGCCCTACCAGGTAGTAGATGACCTCGCAGCAACCTCCGCCCGACGACACGGGCGGGTCGAGAATCCCGGCCGTCACTCCACCTAGCCCGTGGGGGCCCACGTAGCTCGGCGTCAGCGGTCCGACCTTCCAATCGCTGTCCTCGTAGAGGCCCCCGGAGGCGATCACCTCGCGCCCGAACAGGTGCCGCGCGTAGACGTTCCCTCCGTCGCACAGGAGCGGGGTAACCACAACGCTCGTCGGACCCGTTCCGCTGTTTCCTGGCGGCGCCGAAGGCCATGTGACGACCTTCACGTAGCAGGCGTAGGGGCGAAGCCCCCACGTCGTATCGAGCAGCCCTCGCCACTGATCCAACAGCGGCCGGTAGGCCAGCGCGATGCCGCTCACCCGAGCCCCGTGAGGCTCGACATGCGGCCTTGCTGCCCGTGGGCCCAATCGTGCCCGCTGTAGCCCGATTTCCCAAAGACGTCCGTGCTGACGGACACCCCGAAAATCGACGAAAGGCGCGACACCCACATGCGCCCGTGATCGCATAGGTCCAGGCGCTGGCGGGCCTCGTAAAGCTCGACCTCCGCGTTGCCCATCGCCCTGACGCCGGCCGACGGGACGGCGGTGCTCATCAACGCGGCGTCGATGGTTCCCAGGTTGTTGATGACTTCGATCGCAAGGGCCGACGAATCGGGGTCGAGCCCGACCGTCGTGATGACCCCCTCTAGAATCGGGTCCAGAAACTTCCACACCCGAGGCTTGCCCAGGTAGTACGGGATCTGGTTGATCTGCGTCGAGTTGAACGCCAACACAGACACGGGAAACGATGCGGACTGGCCGCCGGAGCCGTTCACCTGACTGCTGAACGTCAGCGTTTGAAGCGTGGACGGGGCCACGAAGGTGGCCGTATACCCGCTAAGCGTTAGCGTCACCGCGCTGCATGTGAGCGACCACGACGAGACGCCCGCCGAATTGGCTAGGCCTATCGTGACCGTCGAGGAGGCAGGAACGGCGTCGCTTGCGGGCGGCGCCGCGTTCCAGGTCCACGCGCAGAGCGGTGACGCCATTAGCAGCCGACGACCTGCGTCGCCTGGTGCGTAAACGCCGCCGCAAAGTGCGCGTTGATCTTGGCTTTCAACGCGTTGGCCAGCGCGATGTTCGTCGTCAGGTTGTTCGCCGCCGAGGCCGTTACGGAGTCCGTGGTATCCGCCACCTTGTGGCTCGTCGTGTTCACGATGTGCGAGTTGTAGGCCGCCTTGATCGCGTTGACGAGAATGGCTGCCGACGGGAAATCCGTCGCCGTGCCCGCAGACACCGTGTTGGTCGTGTCCGCCGCAGCGTGGCATGTGGTGTTGACGAGATGCTGCGCATAAGCAGCGGCGATGGCGTCGGCGAGCGTGATCGCGGTCGCTTGGCTCGACGACGCTGCGACCGACACGGTATCGGTCGTGTCCGCCACGGTGTGCACGCTCGTATTGGCCAGATGCGCCGCGTAGCCCGTCCTGATTGCGTTGACCAGGGTGGTCAGCGTCGTGAGGTCCGCGGCGTTTGCGGTCGTGACCGTGTTGGTCGTGTCCGCCACGGGGTGTGACGTCGTGAGCGCGGCGTGGGCGTTGTGCGCCGTCTTGACGGCGTTTAGCATCGTTTCGCAGGTGCCGACATCCGAAGTCGCTGCGGCGGCCGACACGGTGTTGACCGCATCCGCCGCAATGTGCGCGCCCTGGCCCGTCGTAGAGTTACAGACGATCCCAACGTGGATATTGAGCTGCGCGGCCAAAGCGTTGGCAAGCGTGACGAGCGCCGTGACGCTCGCCGTGTTGGCGGTTGTGGTCGGGACGTTCGGCGCCGTGATGGGCGCCGTAGCGTCCGCATGAAAGATCTGCCCGTTGTGAAGGAGCAGCAGATCCTTGCGGAGCTGTTGCGTTACCGCAACGTTCGCCTGGACCTGGTCGACCAGCGTGCCACGAATGACGTTTGCCATGGCTCTAACCCGTCGCCGTGATGTTGATGCGCTTTCCGCAGGAGTTGGGGCGCGTGATGGCGATCTGCGGGTACGCCTTCAGCATCGCCTTAAACGAGTCGCCCGTGACCGACAACAGCTGTAGCACCAACGACATCGGCATCTCCTCGAAGCCGTCAAACAGGGTGTTGCGCGAAAGCGCCTCATCGTCGGTCGGGAAGATGTCGAGCGAGGCCACCGGCTCGAGGCCCTCGAATTTCCAGTAACCCGTGTTGACGTAGTAGATCGTGCCGGCCGGGCAATCCGGGTCCGCCACGAACCAGGTCCCGTCGAAATGCAGGCGGCCGACGCCGGCGTCGAGCATGACGTTCGTTCCGAGGTTGCCTGCCGAGGGGCCACCCCTCACAGGAACGCCGACCCGCGCCGCAAGCTCCGTCCCCATCATGTAGAACATGTTCGGGTCGAACAGTCCACGCAGCCAGTTGAGCGTGGTCAGGTTGCAGAGCGCAAGGTCCGGTTTCTCGCCGCAGGCGATCTGAATCTGCGCCTGGTCGTAGCGGATCTGCCCAAACGTCAGGGCCTGCTTCGCCGAGCCGTCAAGGTTGGCGCCGGCACCCGGGTTGGTGCTCGAGTCGTAGACGTAGGACGACCAGCCGTTAGCCACGGTGTACGCCCCGCTCACCACGGGGTTGGCGCCCTGGCGCGTGATCCCGGCATAGGTCGCCGTGTTGTCGATCGCGGTCGCGAGACCCACGAGCGCGTTCCCGCCGCTACCCGTGTAGATGTCGATATTGAGCTGCTTGATGAGCGCCATTATGGCGTTGACATACTGGTTGGCCCACAGCTCAACGTTTCGCGCAGGCGTCCTACTCGCGGCGCCAATGGCAATCGCGGTACCCGTCACATGCCAGTTGGCTCGATAGCGAGACCATGACACCGTGGCTGCGTTCTGCGAATCTTCACCGAAGTTCGTCGCGTCCGCGCCTTCGCTGTAGGTTTCGACGAGCGCCGAGTTGCTCGTACCAAGCTCGGGGGCCCATGCGATGTTGGGGCCGAAGCCTTCGCGGAACGTCGGCGCGACGAGTGCTACCGTGATCGCTCGACGCGGGATCTGTCGGATCACGTCGCCTTGGTACTCCTGGGCGATCGTAATCAGTGAGGAGGTGAGTGCGTTGTCAGCCATGGTCTATGCCTATGTCCTCGTGCGTCGGCCCTTTCGCCGACGAGTTTTCTAGGCGGACTCGCGTCGTTGCGCCAAAATGGCCAGTGCGACGCGTTCCGCCTTTTGCGATGCGCTTTCTGTCGGCGGCTTCTCTTGAGGAGAGGCACCAGCCGGTCTCTTGATCACTGGTCCAGCAGCCGTCTTGCTGGTCTGTTTCACCGTCGGGGGCGGCATGAAAAACGCTGCGGCCGGGGACTTGGCCCACATGGCCAGGCCCTCTTTCAGGTCGTAGGAATCATCGCCAAGTGCGAAGGAGATGCGCCCGTCGTCACCAACGCGAATGGCGTTATCGACTTTCAGCACCTTCAGGACGTGATCCATCCCCTCGGGTCGAATGCCCAGCTCGGCCAAGTGACCTCGCGCAGTCCCGTAGGCGCGCTCCGCCAAGGCGTCTCGACGCTCCTGAGACCTGGCTTCGCGCTCGCGCTTGAGCTGCTTCTCAAAGTCCGACATGGCAGCCTGTTGCGCCTCAAACTTCTTCTGCCATTCCAAGTCCTCTGCCGACGGCCCAGACTTGGAAGCAGCCGGTTTCGGCTCCGTCGCCTTCTTGAGCAGCTCTTGAAGCTGACTGAGCTGCTGTGCGTGAGGTTCGAGCGCGGCTGAGATTCGCGCTTGTATCAGCTCCTCTTGCTTGGAGGCCCCTCGTTTCATGTGCGATCCAACTGCCGCGTTGATCGCATTCACCATCGTTTGGTCGAGCGTGTCCCCCGATGCGCCGGGGTCTTTTGCGTCAGTCATGTTCCCTCCGCTCCGCTGCCTGGCCGTCGAGCAGCGGTGAAGTGCGACTTAGGCTTGCGCCGTCGGTCGTTCTGGTTTCGGTACAGCCACGGGCGGCATGCCCGGGGGAGCTTGTGGCGCGCCGTTCACGACGGCTGGCGCTGGAGGCGGCGGCTCGGGCTTGTCTTGCGCCTCGAGCAGCTCGCCTCGGATCTTGTCCTTCGTCTGTTGGTTCACGTCGGGGAGCAGTAGGTCCGCCACCCGGTGATAAAGCTCCGTCATCAGCGTCTTGGACGGGATCTTCAAACTGCTAGCTGTGCGGATGTTGTTGATGCCGCCCGTGCGATCGTCGAGGTTGAAAACGTTCATCCCCTCGACCGAGAACTGCAGATCCTCGTCCCCACGCGCATCGGAGATCAGCTCAAAAACACGCTCGATGAAGTCGCGGACGTGCGTCCCGTAGGCGCGTAGGCAAATCTCCGTCGCCGCCATGTCGGCGGCCTTGGAGTCGCCCGAGCGGTCGAGCGAAGCGGCGCTCGTATTCATCGACGCGGCCATCTGCTGCGCCACGCGGTAGATCTCGGTTCGTTGGTTGTCGATCTCCTTCTGGACGACCTGGAAGGCCTCCGCGGGGGGAGACAGCCACTCAAATTTCTCGTCAAGTCCGACCGTGATGGCGGTGCCCGCCGCGGTCGTGGGAGGGCTTTCGCGCTCCTCCGAGTGGAAGACGCCTTGTGGGTAACATGCTCGCTTGATGGCCCAGGAGAGTGCTGCGCTCAATCGGAAGTGCTCGATCTGCGCGTCCGCAATGCGGGCCATCAGCCACAAGCCGGGCGGAAGGCGAAACTCCACGATCGGAATGCGGGGGAAGCCGTGCGGCCGACGCCGCAGCATGGGAATCGGGTCGTGCTTTTGCGGAACGCGCTTTTCGTAGACAACCTGATAGGTCTCGACCATCTCTCTATCGTAGAGCTTCCAGGTCTCTGTCGTGAGCGTGCGCGTCGCCCGCGCCTCCTCGCGGCGGGCCTTTTTCGAGTGGGTGATGGCCCACAGCATTTCACCCGAGTCCTCGTCCGTCTCCCAGTCGAGCAGATCCTCTGGCTGGACCTCGACAACGGTGGCCCGGCCGAGATCGCGTCTCTGCCAGTCCGCCCGGTTGACCGGCAGCTCGTCGCCGTCGTCGGGGAGCTCGCATGCCCAGTAGGCCCGGCCCTTCACCAGTGCTGCGACGAAGGCGTCCTTGGCCGCCGTGGCCAGGTCTGTGCCTAACGAGTCGACGTCTTCGCGAAACTCGGCGTAGTATGTCTCGGGCGCCAGCGTGTCGGCGCCCTCTCCGGCCCGCACATGGAAAGGGCTGTTGAACAGCTCGGCCGCGAAGAAATCCACCACGGCGCCAGCGTACGAGCGGAACGCCGCCTCGCGACAGCGCAAGCGATACGTCTCCACGCTTTCGCGCGGATTTTGCAGCAAGAACCGCCGCAGAAGCTTCTTGAACGCCTGTCCGCCACGGTAGAGGGCGTCAAGCTGCTCGTAGTATCCCGGGTCGTTGAGCGGGTGGAGCTGGTTTAAGAGGCCGTATTCCGTAGGGTCGAGGAGGTCCCTCTATTTATGGGGCTCAGCGGGCCCCTTGCGGTACGGCTTCGTGCCGGCTTGGTACAATTACTTTTCGGACCCGCCATTTTCTCTTGCTCGGCCCGTTCGTTTTGTAGCTCGACGCCTAAGAGGTCGAAACACGCACCCAGCAGAAAAGCGCCGTGGTCCCTACCGCGGCCATGTGCTCAAGCTCCCACCCGTCGCCGGGGGGCGGGATCGGTGCAGGGCGTTGGGGGCGCAGACGGCCGCCGGTAAACTCGAGGTCCGCGGTTGTGATTCTGCGCTCGGTCACCGGAGTAACCTGCGGGGCGGTCGGCGGCGATTGCTTTTGCGGCGTGCTTGGCTTCACATTATTCCCGGGATTGAAAACCCGCCTCGGATCATCTTTTTTCGCCCTGGATTCAGGAGCCCCGCCAGGT